CGCAGCTAGACCGAAAGGCGGAGGCCTGGAAAGATAAGAATCCTTGGTTCGGCTCAAATCGGCGCATGACCAGTTATGCGCTTGCCATACATGAGGAACTCACGCAAGATGAGCGATTAAATCCATCAAGCGAAGAGTACTACCGAAGAATTGATTCCGAAATGCGTACTAGGTTTCCAGATGCTTTTGATAGCGATACTGAAGTGGATGCAACTCCTCCACCTAAGAAGTCGGTTGTAGCGCCTGCGTCTAGGAGTACAGCGTCTAAAAAAATCGTACTTACCCAGAGTCAGGTCAACATCGCCAAACGGCTTGGTGTCTCGTTAGAGGACTATGCCCGTCAGGTTGCTAAAGAAAGAAAAGGAGCTTAATCATGTCAGAACAAAATCGTAAACCCAGAGAAACTGAAAGCCGTGCAGTAATGCAAAGACCAGACGCCTGGAGACCTCCAGAGCAGTTGCCAATGCCTGATCCCCGTCCTGGATGGGAGCACAGATACATTCGCATTAGCATGGTCGGGCAGAACGATCCAAAGAATATTTCTATGCGTTTGCGCGAAGGTTATGAGCCTTGCAAATCAGAGGACTATCCTGAGTTGATGATGCACGAAGTTGAAGATGGTCGATTTAAAGGTGGCATTGAAGTAGGTGGACTTTTGTTATGCAGAATTCCGTCAGAGTTTGTTAAGCAAGCGTCAGATTACTACGCGAAGCAGAACCAGGCCCAGATGGAATCAGTAGACAACAGTTTCATGCGTAATAGTGATCCAAGGATGCCTCTGTTTAAAGACAGGCGCTCTGAGGTGACATTCGGTAAATCTTAATTTTAGGAGTCCTTAAATGGCATATCCAACTGTCTCGGCCCCATACGGGTTCAAGCCGGTCAATCTGATCGGTGGACAGGTATTTGCGGGTTCTACTCGTAACCTACCTATCCAATACAACTACGGTACAAACTTGTACTACGGCGATATCGTTAAATTGGTTCGTGGCTTTGTTGTGCAATCTACCATTACCACAAGTACTGGTGTAAGCACATGGGGTACAGACGCACCAACAGACAACATCGTTGGTATCTTCCTTGGCTGTTCTTATACAGACCCAACAACCAAGCAAAAGCGTTACAGCCAATACTGGCCCGCTAACACTTTAGCTGGTGATGCACAGGCTATCGTTGCTGATGATCCTGATCAAGTTTTCAAAGTAGTTGCTTTGGCATCTGCTGGAACTCTTGCTTCTGGTTCTTTTGCTTTGGTAGGTCAAAACATTGGTATCAACCGCTCATGGTCTGCCGGCGTAGGAAACGTTAACACTGGCGATTCTTACATTGCAGCTACTACACCTACATCACTCAGCACAGCAGCTAACGTACCTTTGCGTGTGTTAAACGTTGTGCCTGATACAGTTGTATCGCTAGGTACTACTACCTATACCAGCATTTCTTCTACGACCATTACCTGCGCTGCAATTCCAAATGCATTGCCAGTTGGTACTGATCTTGGAACTCTTGCTGCTAACGGTCAGTACATTTCATCTGGTAGCTTTATTGCCGCAGCAGCTTCTGCTGGAGCAACATCGCTTACAGTGAACGCAGCACCAAGCCCAGCAATGGTCGCATCTTCAACCTTAGTATTTAACCAATACCCTGAGTTACTCGTTAAGTTTAACTTTGGCGCACATGGTTACTACTACCCAGTTACAGTTTAAGGAGTAACATAAATGGCTATTTCACGCGCACAACTGCTCAAAGAGTTACTTCCTGGACTGAACGCATTGTTCGGATTAGAGTATGCCCGTTATGGGGAAGAGCATAAAGAGATCTACGAAACAGAGACATCTGAGCGTAGCTTTGAAGAAGAAACCAAGTTATCCGGTTTCTCTGCTGCACCAGTCAAAAACGAAGGCTCAGCCATCGCTTATGACAATGCACAAGAGGCATGGACAACTCGCTATAACCACGAGACTATTGCTCTTGGATTTTCAATCACTGAAGAAGCGATTGAAGATAACTTGTACGACAGCTTGTCTGCTCGCTACACCAAGGGTCTTGCTCGCGCAATGGCCTACACCAAACAAGTTAAAGCTGCTGCCGTATTAAACAACGGCTTCAACTCTGCTTATGTTGGCGGTGACGGCGTTTCTTTGTTCAGCTCTGCCCACCCATTGGTCAACGGCGGTACAAACTCCAATAGCCCATCTACTCCTGCTGATTTGAACGAGACTTCTCTTGAGAATGCCGTTATTCAGATCGCTGCATGGACAGACGAGCGTGGTCTTTTGATCGCTGCTAAGCCCAAGAAGTTGATTGTTCCACCACCATTGCAGTTCGTTGCAACTCGTTTGCTCGAAACTAAACTGCGCGTTGGTACAACAAACAACGACATTAATGCTATCGATAACAATGGTTCTATCCCAGAAGGATACACAATCAATCACTTCTTGACAGCACCTAATGCTTGGTTCTTGTTGACCGATGTACCTAACGGTATGAAGCACTTCGAAAGAACCCCATTGCAAAATTCAATGGATGGTGATTTCGATACAGGGAACGTTAGATATAAAAGCCGTGAGCGTTATAGCTTCGGTTGGTCTGACCCACT